ATGAGTATGTTGCAGTTGTCACAGTTAACAGGCATAAGTTATTACTCCATCAAGCGAACAATAAATAAAGTTAAAAAAATTTTGCGATGAATTTAGCATTTTTACATCCTTGTCCTGTTTGTATATCAGCAGGAATAGTAAGTTATATAATTTATAGATATTACAAAAAATGAGATTAGGCGATTTAGTATATGTATTCACTAGATACACAGGTATAAGGTGGATAGTAAAAAAAATATGGGGAGACGATTGTGGTTGCGACCGCAGAAGGGAAGAATGGAACGAGATAAAGATTTTTAGAGATGGAAAAAAAAGATAAAGATTGGTGGGTGGAATTTAGGAACAGACCAAGTTCAAGAATATCTAGAAAAGAAGCAGACAAGGTTAGCGAGTTACACGCAAAGTACTTCAATCACAGAAAAGTCGAGTTGTGCAGTTGTAATCCAAAACAAGCACAGAAGTACATCAATGACTTAAATAAATTGTATGAAAGTTGAAACAGTACACAAGTTTGAAAAGATAGTAGTAGAGTTTTTAAACAGGTTTGACGGATGGGAGTTGGAGTGGACTGGTGGCAAGTTTGAGGTGTACGATGCTAAAGGATATACTCCAAAGGGTAAAAAGTGTGTAATCGAGATGAAGTTTAGAGACAAGTACTATGAAACTAAAATGTTGGAAGTAAAAAAGTACAATGCACTTATGGAATTAGACTCTGATATTGTAAAGATTTACTTTGTCAGCGATCCAGAAGGGACGTATATGTTCTGGTTGGATGGAATAAAGGATTTTAAACTTGAAAAACTTATGTCCCCTAAAACTACACTATGGAACAGCAAACGTGTCTTAAAAGACGTTTATTTGCTCCCAGAGGGTATCGCAAGTTATATCCATAAACCTATCGAAAGTTAGAAATGTTAAACTTTTGTTAACTAGCAACTTTTTTTCACAATCGTGTAAAACGTAAACATATTTGCGTATATTAGCACCATCAAACACAAATACAAATACAATGAAATCACAGTTCGAAACATCAAAAGAGTTTACACAAATTAAAAACCACAAAATGATTGGTAAAACAATTACAAAGTGGGTAACAGGTCTTGAAGTTCAAGCAATAGTAACAAAAGTTTGGGAGGATAATCACTCAATTACATTTGAAACGATACACGAACCAGTGCAATGGGGGGATGACCAATTCACAAACACAACTTGTTCAATAAGAAAATTTGATGGGTGGATAGTAGGAACAGACCACTTAACAAAATATGATTTTTACAACTAAAAGCAAAGAACAATGAATATACAAAAGTTTGACAGATACAAGCAAAACCTTATGATTATTAACGATAAGGTATATAGTTACGAAACGCACGTTGCTACAATCGAGTACCCTAATTTAATAGTACCTGCTTGGTATAGCGTGACAACAAGTAAGCACATCAACTATGTCGCAACGGAGTTAAATCTCGATGTAATCAAGGGATATGAATAAGATTAAAAACATTAAGGATATGAAGTACTTTAGCAATATGGAATTGTTGAGTACTCTTGTTCTTAAAGCGATCAAGAAAAAACCAACCGAGACGTTAAGTAAAATGTCAAAAGCCATAGTGGAGGTTACGTTTTACGTGAACGAGTTGCAGTCAGACCGATGGGCATACGATAAAGCGTTGTCGGATTACAGGGCAGACAAGAACCGAGCAATAGAACGTGCAAGGAAGGTTGAAAAGAAAAACGAGGATTTACAAATAATAATAAAAAAGTATGAGCAATTTGTTAGATAAGGTTACAGTACTTCCGTCTGGAGTAGTGACCATCATAGGAAAGAAAGGTAAAGTATATGTATTCACACAGGACGAGTTTTACAATACAGGAGCATTTTTACAATGGTGGGGATATGTAAGGTGCAAGTTAGGACTAGTATGAAAAGCGGAACAGCAAGTTACCCTCCGCTTATCAATGAGTGCGGTCAATACATAGGAGGATTAAGGGACGTAGTGCATCTAGGTACGCAGTCTTGGGCAAAGGAATACAACAGAGGAAACAAGTTAGTCTCTCAATTAGGGGTTAAGTGCGAGTTAATAGCACAGTATTTTTTCTGGAGCATAGGCAAAGAATATACATCAAATCAGTTGGTTCATAGCAAAGCGATCGTGGGAGAGGATATAATTGTAGGAGATAAGAAAATAGATGTAAAAGGAATGTATTGTGATACTCAACAATTTAGGGTAAATTACAAGGCACATCATAAGGACAAAGGAATAAGTCACTATATGTTTATCAGACCCAAGTCGGATGGTTTGGAATGTAACGAAGCGGATTGGTGGTTTGTACCTAAAAGTAATGTAGACAAATGGAATGTTGAACAATTAAAATATACACAAGCGTATGTCAAACAAGTTAGTTAAATTATTAGATGGAGTTGAGTATAACTATGTTGACCTAATCCAAAAAATGGAAGATGATAGTTACTATTATGGCGAGTTATCACAGATAGTAATGTCAAGCACAACAATAGGACAGTTGTTAGAGAGTCCTAAAAAATGGAAGTACCTACAAAATTACAAACAAGACGAAAGTCCTGCAATGCGTATAGGTAGGTTAATGCACACGCAGTTACTAGAACCAGAAAAGTACGAGAAGTTTCACTTCACTAGTGCAAAGTCCAGAGCGGCAAAGGAGTTTAAGGAATTGGAAGCGGAAGGTGTACAAGTATTTACATCAGAGGAGCAACGTAAGGGAGAGCGTCTAGTGGATGCGGTATGGAAAAACGAACAAGTACGAAGGTTAATAGAGAACGCAAGGTACGAAGTCCCAGAGGTAGGGTTTGTGCAAGGAATACCATTTAGAGGTAAGGCGGACATATTAAGGGATGGCGTTATCATTGATTTAAAAACAAGTCAAAGTGTCAAGAATTTTGACAAGTCCGCAGATGACTACAATTATGACGTACAGGCGTACATATATTGCGAGTTGTTTGGTATAGATTACACAGCATTTAAGTTTTTAGTAATAGACAAGGGGACTCTGGACATTGGTTTGTTTGACATAGAGGAGTCGTTTGTCGAGCGAGGAAAAGCAAAAGTGCAAAGTGCTTTGTCGATTTACAACGAGTGGAAAAATAAAGATGTTAATGATTATATTTTAAAAGGAGTTTTATGTTAAAGAAATATGATACCTTGTATAGGTTAGTAAGGGACGAGGTTGGGTTTAACTTCCTCACGCCCACGAGAAAAAGGGAGTATGTTGAAGCACGAGCGTTATATATACATATATTGTTAAAGTATCACAGGTTGGGGTATTCACAAGTAGCCACGATAATAAGGCACATAGGCGGTAAGTTTGGATTAAAATACGACCATAGTAAGGTAATCCACGCGGATAATATGTGGAGCGTTTACAAGCGTTTTAACAAGGATTTAGACAAGACCCTTAACATACTACTTCCTAAATTAGGAATAGGCGACAAACAAATCGAAAAGTTGTTTATTAAGGAACGAGTAGAGGAGTTTGACGATAGTAAAATAGATAAAGTAATGGAGTTGGTGTCAGACTTATATTTAGAAGATGTCGAAGTAACAACAGAAAAGGTATGAAAACAGAGTTAGTTAAAATCAGTCAAGTAAAATCAAACCCTAAAAATCCAAGATTGATTAAAGGGAACAAGTTTAGGAAACTAGTGAAGTCGATTAAGGAGTTTCCAGAAATGCTAAAGTTAAGACCGATAGTAGTAGACGATAGTAACATAGTGTTGGGTGGTAATATGCGATTGAAAGCGTGTATTGACGCAGGACTAAAGGAAGTGTACATTATCAAAGCAAGTGAGTTAACCGAAGCACAGCAGAAGGAGTTTATTATTAAAGACAATGTAAACTTTGGAGAGTGGGACTATGACTTGTTAGGTAACGAATGGAAGTTAGACGAGTTAGACGATTGGGGACTAGAATTAGCACAAAGCGTAGCAGACCAAGCCGAGTTAAACGAAATAAACGATACTTATGATAATGACAATTGCGATTATCCTATTGTAGCGGAGTTTGATGAAAAGCACACAGCGTTCGTTATATTTACAAGCAATGCGATCGAGGAAGCGTTTGTTCGCACCCTATTTGACAAGGACAAGGAAAAAAGTTTTAAGAATACAGCAAAAGGGATGTCTAATGTAATTACATTTAAAGAACTACAAAAAGCGGTTTATGAGAACAGTAATAGTAAGTCATAAAAGGGCAGATAGAGTAAGTACAGTTAAGATGATAAAGGGTTCAGCGATATGCGTTCCAGAGTCACAGAAGGATATGTACGAAGCGAACAATGATTGCGAAATTATTACGCATCCAGACAGCGTAGTAGGATTAAGTCCAAAGCGACAATGGATAGTAGATAACATAGGCGATTGTTTCCAAGTAGATGATGACCTAGTAAGTGTCAAGTCAATGGTAACAGGCAGAAACATACCAAGTGACGAAATACATAGTCATATAGAGGACTTGTATTTTATGGCGTTAGATGCGAACATCAAATTGTTTGGCTTTAATCGTATTGCAAACCCTGTTGTATATAGCGGACTCGAACCCTACAAGTGTACAGGATTTGTAAGCGGTGGAGGTATAGGTTTAATTAAAGACGAGAACCTTTGGTTTCCAGAGGATATGAATGTAATCGAGGACTATTGGTATTCAGCGTTAAATGCTCACTACAATAGAAAGTGCTTAATCAATCAGATGATAAGTTTTAGTTTCCGAGACAGCAAGGGTCAGTCTGGAGGTTGTGCCGATTATAGAACAGTCCAAAAAGAGAAGGATGGTTACATCACTTTACGTAAAGCGTTTGGCGAAGCGATCGTGCCGAAGGGTAATGGCAATCCAAGAGTAAAACAAAAAAATGACCAATGGGAAAAATCATTAAGAGTACCTTTTTAACATTTGGGTATAACGATTTATATGGTTATATTAGACAGATACAAATACTAAAATTATGAGTTATACAGTTACAACAAAAAATAATTACGATTTTTTCGAGTGCAGTTCAGCATTCCAAAAATCAATCCGCAGAGGGGACGAGGACGTTGCTTTATTTTGCGGAGTCGAATTACACGAGTCAGGTTTTCATAAATATGCGTGGAAGCGTATGCTAATTATGGTAAGTGAGGACGTTGGTTTAGCCAACCCCCACCTACCTGCAACAGTTCACGCCTTATATAATACTTACAACGAGTTAGCCAAAAAAAAGGACAAACACGCTCCAGAGCGTTTGCAATTCATTCACGCAATTCTATTGTTGGTGCGTAGCCAAAAATCCCGCCTTGTCGATTGGTGTACTTGTGACGTGTTTAACGACCACGACGCAAAGTTGTTGGAGTTGCCCGATTATACATTTGACCAACACACTCGTAAGGGTAAGCGTATGGGACGAGGTCTTGACCACTTCTGGACGGAGGGTTGTCATCTCGAAAACCACACGAATTTCGACAGGGAGGACGAGTTCAAACAAAACGCATACGTTAAATTTAAAAACAAAAAACGACCGAAACCGACCCCAACCCCAGAGTCGGAGCGTAAGTCGTTACAAAGCGATTTATTCAGTTAATATGAGCAAAGCAGATACTAACAAAAAAGCGTTGTTGACCGCCCTAGAAAAGTCTTTTGGGGTGGTTACGACAGCGTGTAGGAACGCTAACATAAGTAGGCAGACATTCTACAATTATTACAATGATGACGAAAAGTTTAAGAAAGCGTGTGATGACATAGGCGAAATAGCACTAGATATGGCAGAGTCGCAGTTGCACAAGCAAATTCTAGAAGGAAACACATCAGCAACCATTTTTTACCTAAAGACTAAAGGCAAAAAGCGAGGGTTCATCGAAAGGCAGGAGTTTACAGGTGCAGATGGAGATAGGTTGTTTGAAATCGAGATAATAAAAAATGCAGAGGACAAAGATACAGACTAATGTAGTTTTTGAACATTTAAGAGATAGCAACAAAAAAATAGTAGTCGAACAGGGTGGGACACGAAGCGGTAAGACGTTTAACATCCTGTTGTTTATTGTATTGCATTATACGACTTACAACAAAGGACACATAGTCACAATATGTAGAAAGACCTTTCCTGCATTACGAGGTACAGTTATGCGAGATTTTTTCGACATACTTAAAATGTATAACTTGTACAATGAGGAATGGCATAGCAAGTCCGCACACGAGTATAGACTCAATGGAAACCTAGTCGAGTTTATTAGTTTAGACCAACCGCAAAAAATTAGAGGAAGAAAAAGGGACTTCCTGTTCATCAACGAATGTAACGAGTTAAATTTCGAAGATTGGCAACAGTTGATATTTAGGACAAGCGGACGTATAGTGATAGACTACAACCCTAGTGATGAATTTCATTGGATTTATGATAAAGTGCTAGAGCGAGATGACGTAGACTTTTATCAGACCAGTTACAAAGACAATCCATTTATTGGCGAGACGATCAAGTCGGAGATTGAAAGACTTAAAAACACAGACGAAAATTATTGGAGGGTGTTTGGACTAGGAGAACGAGGACAAAGTAGAAGTTTAGTGTTCAGTTTTAGCGAGGTAGCAGACATTCCAGAGACAGCAAAGTTTGTATCGTATGGTATGGACTTTGGTTATAGTAATGACCCCACCACATTGATAGGCACGTGGATAGATGGAATGAATATGTATTTTAGGGAGTACATATACAGGACAGGTATGACTAACCAAGACATAGGCAACGAGTTGGGTAGAATAGGACTAGATAGAAGGGACGAGATATGGGCAGATAGTGCCGAACCCAAAAGTATTGAGGAAATCCACAGAATGGGATGGAATGTAAAAGGTACAGCAAAGGGAGCAATTAACATAGGTATTGATATGATGCGGAGGTACAAGTTGCACGTGCATAAGGATAGTTACAATACCATCAAGGAGTTTAGAAATTACAAGTACATAGAAGATAAGAATGGAAACCTCACAAACAAGCCGATTGATAAATTCAATCACAGTATTGACTCGTGTAGGTACTCCATAGTAAACAAATTAGCAAGACCAAACTACGGAAAGTATGCAATTAGATAAGTGGACAGGTTTGTGCATAGAAGATGTTATGGGTTACGAGCGATGCGTAAATCAATGCAAACATTGTAAGAATATCAAACACGAGGACAATGAAAAGAAAAACAAAACAAGAAATTAACGCTAGTATTAAGTTTATTCCCGCAAGTCAAAGGAGTCAAACATATTACTACTCCAGAACAAACAGAAAAGCGTCTTACAAGGATTTAAACCTATACGAAGCAAAAAAACCGAAAAAAAGGAAAAAAAATTGACCGATAGATTTGGTA